ACATCTTCCCGCCCTTGCACATCACCATGCGACCCTTGGTCTTGCCCTTGGAGGCGATACCATCGGCGCGACCGGAAGCCGAGCTGACGTGGCCACCCTTGGCGAAAGCCTTCAGCCCGCTCGGGCCGGGGCCCTTCGCCATCTGCGGCTGCATACCCTTGGTGCGACCACGCTTTTGAACCGCCGACTCACCGAAGCTGGTCAGCTTGTTCGAACCCTTTTCGACATCCATGCCCATGCCACGCGGGCCCATCGTTTCTTTCATTTTCACGTTGCCTCCTTTGGCAAACACATGCCCGCCACGCTTGAATGCACTGGGATCAATACTGCTATCCGCTTTACGGGGCTTTACCCAGCTTTCCTTGACCTGCCGCTGGTCCGCGTAGCGAGCGTTATTCGCGCGCTGTTTCGGATAGTCGCCAGCGCTGGCAGAGCGTCCCGCACCAGCAGCACCTGCTTGCGCACGCTTCTTCGGCTCATCGCCAGCACCCTGCGAACGACCAGAGCCACGATGGCTTTCAGAAGGACGACGGCTTTCAGAAGCCTCCGTCCTGCGAGCGGGGGTGCCGACACCACCAGACATGATGCTGTCAATCATCGGCCCTACACCCCTCGCGCCAGTGCTTTCCATCTGGCGGCGCATTACCGGTGACTCTGCGGCGCGCTGTGGTGCAGCGGCGGGTCTGGCAGCGGGCTTCGCCATTTCAGTGCCGTAGGTGCCACCGTTCCACGTAAAGGTGCTCTGTCCATTGGCGCGCGCATCTCTAAAGGCTTCGCCGAAGGACTGCTTCTTTGCCGGAGCAGGAGCTGCTACTTCATGACGGGGTTCTTCCATGGGCTCGTCATACGTGCTGGCCAGCACGCTACGGGAGGACATACCACCTTCGGTATCTTTTTCCTTTTCGCCACCGCGAGCAGCCCAAGCAAGAGCGCGGGCGCGGGTATCTTCATCAATGTTGGCGTTGCGGCCTTCACGAACACCGCCGCCCTCGTCGTAACGACGGATTTTGCCACCCTTGGCAAACTTCTTACCCTTGTCAGCTTTCATGAATTCCTCTCCTACGGAGGGCTTGATCCCGGCCTTCTTGGCGAAGGTGGGGTTGTTGGCTACAGCGGCCATGAACCGGTGCTGCTTGGCGCTCGTGCTAGGCATTGGGGGTCTCCCGGCGTTTCTTCAGGATGCCCTGCACCGTGTTCGATTCGTAGATGCGGATCAGCATCCACACGATGGTGACGAGCGAAGCGATGGGGGGAAGAATCTCCGCCAACGCACCTACTACCGTAATCACGGAAAGGCCGTCCATCAACCCTTTTGCCACTTCAATTTTCTCGTTGTGATCTACCATGTCAGCAGTTCCACGCGCGCAAGGATTTGTTGATTCGACTGTTGGGGTCGCTCGCGGTCTTCTTGCTGGTCAGCTTCTTCTTCATACCGGACATTCTGGCACAGAAGGAATCACGACGAGAGCCCCCTTCAGGCTGCGGGGCTTTGAGCCCCGGCTTGCCGGGATTGGCAGCGTTGTATGACGCGCGTCCTTTGGCATTCAACCCACCCTTGGGGTTCTTGCCCTCGGCACGTTGCCATGCAGGAGACTTAGCCATAAATGGCTACCACCGAACCGACGTTGGTGATCGTCGCATAGACATCACTGTTGAACAGGATGCCCTCGCCCGGAAGCAAGATGTACATCGGCTGAGTAGCCGAAGCCACCGTGTTGATCGTGATGCGGATGGGGCCAGAAGAACCACCATCAGACAACGCTACCGATCCAGCAGACGCAGTGGGGATGATTGACAGCGCCTTCACGCGGCATCGTGGGATGTTGCCTCCACTTTGCGTAACCATCTGCCCACTGGACGTAAGGGGCTTGCTTGCAGAAACATCAGATTGCATTGCCATTACGGCTTCTCCTTAAAAGGGGGGGCCGAAGCCCCCCGATCAATCAGTCGAAGTTGCCGTAGGGATACGCCGTCGTAGAGCCAATGTTCGGATCAAGCTGGATGTACCGAACCGTTGCCGTGAAGGTACCCGCCGTGATAACCGGCAGAGTCGTGCCCGAACCAGCGGTGTACGGAATGGTGAAGGTCACCACGACCTGAGACACGAGCGACGAATACGGATCGGTGCTTTGCGCAGGCAGGTTGGTGATATCACCGGTGGTCGAGGTGCAAGACAGCAGTTGCGCACCGGTTTGAGTGATGGTGTTACGCGCAGCGGAGGCGTTGGCCGAAGTGACGGTGCCGTAGGTGCTGTCGTTGAAGGCATTACCCATCTTCACCGAGACGGTACCAATCGTGCCGCCAGTGGCGGTAATCGCCACGTTGGTGTCGATCAGGAAGTCAACGATGCTGGACCCGTACGGCAGGTAAAACACCGCGCCCCGGTACAGCGTACCGGCACCGCCCGTACCCGCATCCGCAGTGATCGTTGCCGCAGTGGGCGGATACGCAGTGGAGCTGGGGGTGTACACAACGCCGTTGACGTTGGGGATGCTGTTGCCGTTCACGAACTGGCCCGAACCGCCCGAGTAGCCAGCGGTGCCGTTGGTCGTGTTGGTCAGAATCATAGTGACGTCTTGGGCCATGACCGAGTAACCGACGTTACGCAGGGGGCCAAAACGGTTGCTACCGGCCAGAATGGGGCCGTCAAACGTGGAGCGAGCCATGAATTGTATTCCTCATGCAAGAGTCCCCGTACCAATCGTTGCATCGTCTGCTGGACCAGTCCGGTACGGGTAAGTGTTCCAGACACATCAAGCGTACACGCCCCGCAACAGAAGTCAAGCATGGACGGAAAATAAAAAAGGGGGGCCGAAGCCCCCCTGCTGCGTGGTGCAGCCGTGCCGCTTAGAACGAGCCAGCCGAGCCCCAGATACCGAGCGGGTCAGACCAGCCGAACGAGTAACGTTCGCGGGCCTTGTACCGCACGTTGCCGGTATCGAAGTCACCGTCCATGCTGTTTTGCAGCGGGGTGCGAACAAAGTGCTTCAGACCGTTCGGCACGTCAGTGGTCAGGAACCACGCGTTCGGATCAGTCAGGAAGTGGTTGATCGCATAGCCTTCCGGGATCGACCCGTTGTTGTTGATCGCGTTGACGTCGTTGTTATTGGTACCGACGCGCAGCGAGGTCTCCAACAGGCGGGTGGCGACGAACTGGAGGGCCGGGGGCACGATCAGCTTGCGCGGGCGCGCAGCGATCAGCAGACTACGCTCATCAGTCCAAGCAGCGATCTGGATGACAGCGGCCTCAAGCGAGGTCTCATTCAGGTCAGCTTGGGTGGTGGGCGTGTTGGCGTTAGTGCCGCCGCTAACCAGCGGGTGGGCCGTCGAGAACAGCGAGACGCCGTCCCCACCGACGTAGGTCGACGAGAATCCGTTGTTCAGGATCGACGCCGCCTTCACCTGCTTGGTGTACGCCATAGACCGGGCCAGCGCCTTGGTGTAGCGCGCCGACAGGCTGTCGTACAGGTTGTCTTCGATGGCTTCTTCCGTCAGCGAGAACCCCTGCGCAATCGTCTCGTGGTTGTAACGAGCGGTCCACGCTTCTTGCGCATTGTCGTACGCAATCGCTTGGCCTTCGTTCTTCACCGGAGCGGCGCTGAAGCCCGACAGCTTGGTTTCTTCCTCGAAGCTACGTTCCGAAGTCTCGGTCTCGTAGATTTCCTTGTGCTCTTCGCCGTAACGAGCGTACTCCAGACCGAACAGGGCGTTCAGACCGGGGAGCAGCTCTTTCAGCAGTTGTGCGCGTGAAATTGCCATTTGTCAGACTCCTATCAGACGCCAGTGGTGTTGTTGTAGCTGTGGAAGTTGCCGTTCCACACCACCAGCACTTCCGGGTAACCCACGAAGGTCACGGCAGTGCCACTGGCCAGAGTAACAGCGCTCGACACAGTGACGGTCGTGCCATTCACGTTGGTCACGGTGATGTAGTTGCCAGCCAGCGAACCGGTGCCCGACGGGGCAATCAGCTGCATGCCCGCCTGCAGACCCGTGATCGACGCGGCAAGCGTCACAGTCGTGCTGGAACCAGAGGTGCTGGCCGTACCGGTCACGGTCACAGCCGTATCCGGGACCACAGCCACCACACGGAAGGGAGCAGCGGCCGTAACACGAGTGTTACCGGTGCCGTTGGTCACCACACCGCCCGACAGCGACAGAGCCGAGTCGCCAGTCACGGTCGAACCGGTCGTGCCCGAGAGCGGGTACATGTTGGTGCCGATGAAGTTGGGCGAGACGTAACCCAGACCCGACGAGGTGTTCGACAGGCTGGAAGTGGCTTGCGAGCCTACAGCGGCCTTGAACACGACGCGAGGATCGTCGATCACATACGCAACGGCATCTTGCGCCACGGTGCTGGCAGGCCAGTACTGGGCACGGATACGCTGGTTGGTACCGGGGTTGGTGTACTCGCAACCAACGAACACGCCGATGGTGCCAGCGATGGGGGTCGTGGGCGACGTAGCCGGGGTGTACGAGTTGGCAACGATGGTGCCAGCCGACAGCTGGACAATGTCGCCGTAGAACAGGCTGGTGCTGTAGCCAGTCGCAATCGGAAGCATCCGAGTCGACCCAGCATACGGCAGACCACCGAGTTCGTTTCGTGCTTGCAGCCCGTAGGGCGCAGAAACAACAGGGTATGCCATTTAAGACTCCTGAAGGTTAGTTGCCGCCTCGACCGAACGTGGTTGCCGACTTCTTCTCGTTGAAGAGCGGCATCCGCGCATCGTTGAGGCGCATCAAATTGTTGTCCACAGCGCTAAGCTGCCCGTCAGACTGCTTCTGGTAATACTCATTACGCTGTCTGACCTTACGCTCTGGAGCCTTGCAAAGCAGCAGTCCTCCGATCTCCACGTTGTCTTTGTATCGACTGTTGGGATCGGTACTTCCCATGTACTGCAGCTCAGGATAGTCAGCCGCGCGAACGGGCTCCCATCCTTCTCGAAACTTTGCGGAAACGTTCGTGGGATCAGCTTGGCCTACCATGCTGATACGAATGTACCGGTGCACCCAACCCGGGCGAGGGTCAGGTTGCGGAAGGAGCTGGGGCGGTGCCCAGTCCATTGAGCGCTGCTCGGTTTCACGCGATGCGGTTTCACGAGCCAGACGATTTTCAGCCATTACTGAGCCTCCTGAAGAGCTACTTGCTTTGCGTACACTTCCAACGGAACTCCGAGTCGTTTGGCAATCGCCACTTGCGACGTCGAGAGAGTGACCTTCTTTGCTCCCGTGGTTCTGCTGGCGGGTGCTACAACGTTCGCTGCTTTCCTTTGTTGAGGTTCGGATTGGCTACGGGTCCCTTCAAACCGATCCGGGAACCGCTTCCTCATGCGCGCATCAATCTGCGCGAAGTATTCATCACTGCGCGGGTCTACGCCCGAAGCGACCAACTGCTTATGTGCGACCAGTGCGACGGCGGTCATCTCGTCATCCGGCCCAAACCAAGTGTTGCGTGCCTGCCAACGCTGGGTTTTCTCATCGACTTGGGGCGGTGCCTGCTCGATACGCTGCGGTTGTACCACAGTTTCTTCTTGCTGCAAAGTCGTCGGGCGAAAACTTGACGCCCGCTCCAGCTTCATTTGCGCAGAAGTAAGTGCTTGCTGCGCTTCAATAATGGCATCCGCGTCAAACGCTTCATGCGCTTCTTTGAACTGCTGTTTTGCCATCGCCAGCTCGGCTTCAGCGGCGGTCTTCAGCGTACCCGCATAGACCTGCTCACCATCGTGCACATACTTCTTCAGCCGGTTGTTCTCATTCACCAACTGCGAGGCGTACCGTTCCAGCTCCTCTCGCTCACGCAGAGCCGCCTCTTTGGCGCGCCGTTCATCATGGCGTGCGTGGCTCAGCTCCTTGATGCGCCTTTGCACATTCGAGCTGTACTGCGCCAGCTCCTCGTCATTGGCATCTTCCGGGTCATGCGCCAGAGGTTTGCGGTTGCGGTCTTCGGGCGGGGCATCGTCCACAATGTCGATCACGACATCACTGCCCTCGGCGTTTACTTCAACCTTTTGATCCTGCTCAATCTCGTCAGGGAACTTGAACTCGTCCATTGCCTACCTCCTAAGCGCGAGTGATACCGCGCGGGTCTTGCACGACCGCGTCGACAGTATCGTCGTTGATGATGCGAAACTCCTGCCCGTGAATCTTGATGCGCGTACCGGAGTAAGCGCGGACAAGCACAAAGTCACCTTCTTGGCACCAAGGCCCCGTCGGGAAACGGTCTTTGTCGCTGTAGGCCATATCTCCCAGCTTCACCACAAAAAGCACCAACGTGCTGTGCTCTTCGACAGTGACCGTGGTATCGGCCTTCAGAATGCCGTTGTCGTAACGCTCGTCCACACGCGGCACCATGCACAGGATTTTGTAACCCTTGGGCACAGGTAGCTGCCGTGCTTTCTCCACTTCCTCCCGCTGCTGTTCTACGGCCAGTACTTCACTCATCTGCGTTCTCCGCTCTGTCGGCAAGGTCTTTGACGTACCGCTCCGC